GATTAAAGTCATTTGACTTATTATTACAATCAGAGCCAAAAGAAATTTCACAAGATATACACATTGTCAGCATAGACGAGAAGGCCATAGAGAAGTATGGACAATGGCCTTGGAAAAGAGATGTACTTGCTGATGTAGTAAATCAATTAAGAGAAAAAGGTGCTGGTATTATAGTCATACCTATACTGTTTTCAGAATACGATAGACTAGGTGGTGATGAAACATTTATCAACACAATTTATCAAAATGGTGTAGTCATAGCACAAACAGGAACAAATCAAACAAATAAAAATGCTGTACCAAGAGGTGTCGCTAAAATAGGTGATCCGTTACCTTGGTTATTTGAATGGGGTGGAATGTTAGGTCCTGTCAAAGAGTTTGGCGAATACGCTGATGGTGTAGGTGTAACAAACACAGCACCTGAAGTGGATGGTGTTGTAAGAAGAATACCATTACTAATGAGAATAGGTGAAGAAATTTATCCTGCAATGGCAATTGAAGTTATAAGAGTATCAACAGGTGCACCAAGTTATCAAGTTAAAACAGGAGAAGGTGGTATAATTGCAATGAGAGTTCCTGGATTTAAAACTATAGAAACAGATGCAAATGCTCGTATCTGGTTAAGATGGAACAAAGGTTACATCACTACATCAATTGCTGATTTAGAAACAAGTGAAGTTAGATTAAACAACAAAACAGTAATCATAGGAATGAACGCTGAAGGTCTAGGTGGTGTCATTGCCACACCAGTTGGTGAAAGATATGCTTACGAGTTAACTGCTTCAACACTCTCAACTGTATTAGATGGTAAAAATATTACAAGAGTTGATATATCATTTATTGTAGAACTAGCTGTTGCTTTTGTAGTAGGGTTAGTAATAATATTTCTAACAAGATTTACACCATATTGGGTAATAGGTTTAGCAATTGTATTTTCAATATTAGGCTCAATAGTTTATTCTAATTATTTCTTTCAACAAAATTTAATGTTAGTAGATGTAACTTGGATTATTTTTACAATTGTTGTTGTAGGATTTCATAGTGTCTTTAATAGATTTATATTAGAGTTTAGATTAAAACAACAAATAAGAAAACAGTTTGAAAAGTATTTGGATCCAAGACAAGTTGCTATACTTGTAAAGAATCCTGAAAAATTAAAACTTGGTGGTGATAGAAAAGAAATGTCTTTCTTGTTTATGGACATTGTAGGATTTACTCCTATTTCTGAATACTATAAAAACAAAGACGATCCTGAAGGATTGGTTGCTGTGATAAACGATTATCTAAATCGTATGAGTCAAATCGTTTTAAGAAATGGTGGTACGATTGACAAGTATATGGGTGATTGTATTATGGCATTTTGGAATGCACCATTAGATTGTCCTAATCACGCTGAGATGGCTGTAAAGACAGGTATAGAATGTGCTGAAGAAACTGAAAAGTTAAAAAAAGAATTTAGGGAGAAAGGTCTTCCTGATATAAACATAGGTTCAGGTGTTAACACAGGAACTTGTATTGTCGGTAATATGGGTAGTGAAAACCGATTAGATTATTCTGTTGTAGGTGACGCTGTAAACTTGGCAGCTAGACTTGAGGCTGCTACAAGAAATTATAGAGATGAAAATGGAAAGGTTACACCTTTGATTTATTCTTCCTATACAAAAGAGCAACTGAAAAATATTAAGTCAATTGAGCTAGATAAAATTAAGGTTAAGGGTAAAGATGAGTTAGTAACCATTTATAAACCAGTAACAAACTTAATGGAGGGTTATGACTTTACTTCAAAAAAGAAAGTTAAAACTAATAGCAAAAAGGATAATAAGAAATGAAAAAAAAAGAAAACTATACTTACTCAATTTACACTGGCTCAAAATTAAGAAACAAAAGTTACGGAGACGCAGAAAAACATTTGTGAAACTTTGGAAAATTAGAAGATTACAAGAATTAAGAACTATACTCAAAGTTGCATAAGAATAAATACTATTATGGCTGAATTAAACGACATACAGAAACTCGCTACAGATGTTCAGGTTCTTAAAACTGAAGTTGAACAGGTTGCAAGTGTTAATACAAAACTTGATAGCGCAATAGATAAACTAACTGATATATCGGGGAGCATTAAATCTATGTTGGCTGTACATGAAGAAAAACTATCTAAACAAGAGGATATTGATAAAGCAATATTCAACCTAATAGAGAGTCGTAGGGTTGAATTTGATACAAATTATAAAGAATTACACGCAAGAATCAACAAAATACATACTCAATTAACTGATGAAATTGAGATGTCAGAAAAGCGTTTAATGTGTGAAATTAAGACTTTAAACTCAAATTTAGACGGTAGGATAGGCGTTTTTGAGAAATACAGATGGATCATTATAGGGGCGGCAATAGTGCTAGGATTGTCTATGCCTCAGTTGATGTCAGTATTTAAAATTCTGTAATAGGACCTTGACAAAATAGTATATATAGTATATACTGTTTATTATGAGTGGTTACATTGATTTAAATTATATATCTAAAATACAGCCTAGATTACAACAGTTTAAAAAGAAACGAGAATACCTTTTTAATTTTCGTTGTCCTGTTTGTGGTGATTCTAAAAAGTCTAAAACAAAGGCAAGAGCATATCTTTATAGAGTAAAAAATGATATGTTTTTTAAATGTCATAATTGTAGTGCTTCACACAATCTGGCAAATCTTATAAAGTTAGTTGATAGACCTTTATACGACCAATACATTTTAGAAAGATATAAAGGTAGTAAACCATCAAATGACGCTGAAAGTTTATTTGATAAGTTTAAAACTAACACAAAACAAAAATTAAAATCTACACCTCTACAAGGCCTTACAGCCTTTAGTAACTTAAATGATGATCATCCTGCAAAGCAGTATTTGATAAAACGAAAACTGCCTACAGAATACTTTGACCGATTATATTATTGCGACAAGTTCCAAACGTATGTAAATAAGATACGCCCAGGGACTTTTGATAGTCTAAATAAAAAGTACGAACATCCTAGATTGATAATACCTTTTTATGATGTTGGTGGTGAAGTCTTTGCTTTACAAGGCAGAGCATTTGGTAAAGAACAACCAAAATATCTAACAATAAAACTACAGGAAAACAAACAAAAAATATTTGGCCTAGAACGAATTAATCTACACAAAAGATTATACATAGTTGAAGGTCCATTAGATAGTTTGTTCCTTGAAAATTGTCTTGCGGCTGGTGGTGCTGATCTACAACTACCTGTTGAAAAAAAAGATGTTGTCTTTATTTTTGATAACGAACCAAGAAATAAAGAAATTATAGATAGAATGTATAAGTTGATTGATAAAAGTTATATGGTAACAATATGGCCAGAAGGAACAAAAGAAAAAGATATTAACGAAATGATCGTAAACGGCAAGACAAAAGAACAAATACAAAAAATTATATTCGACAATACCTATTCAGGTTTGTCAGCAATTACTCAATTAAATTCATACAAACGTTGTTAAGGAGAGAAAAATGGTAATGGGAAACGAGTCTATAAATGTCAAAAAAAGAAAAGATAGAGGAACAGAACCTCTTAACATTGAAAAGATACATGAAATGGTTGAGTATGCTTGTGAAGATATAACTGGAGTATCTTCTTCACAAGTAGAAATGAAAAGTGGTTTACAATTTTATGACGGTATTACCACAGACGAAATACAACAGATTTTAGTTAAGTCAGCTGCAGATTTAATAGATTTAAATAATCCTAATTACACATATGTAGCAAGTAGATTACTTTTATATTCATTGAGAAAACAAGTTATTGGTAAATTATGGGATCATCCACACCTATATGATCATGTTAAAAAAGTAGTTGAGATGGGACTATATGATAAAGAAATTTTAGAAAACTATCAAAGAAAAGATTTTGATAGAATGGAAAACTGGATCAATCATAATAGAGATTATGATTTTACTTATGCTGGATTAAGACAAGTGATAGACAAGTATCTAGTACAAGATAGAAGTACTAATCAGGTGTATGAAACACCACAATTTATGTACATGCTTATTTCAGCAACGTTGTTTGCTAAATACCCAAAAGAAACGAGGATGAGTTATGTTAAAAAATATTATGACGCAATTAGTCAATTCAAAATCAATATTCCTACTCCCGTTATGGCTGGTGTACGAACTCCTTTACGTCAGTATGCGAGTTGTGTATTGGTTGATATTGATGATACCTTACCTAGTATTTTCTCTGGTGATATGGCGATTGGAAGATACATCGCTCAAAGAGCTGGAATCGGAATCAATGCTGGAAGAATACGAGGCATCAATGCTAGGATCAGAGGAGGCGAGGTCCAACACACTGGTGTTATACCTTTTCTTAAAAAGTTTGAGGCAACGGTTAAGTGTTGCACTCAAAATGGAGTCCGAGGAGGATCAGCAACAGTCCACTTCCCAATCTGGCACCAAGAAATAGGTGACATTATTGTTCTTAAAAATAATAAAGGTAGTGAAGATAATAGAGTTAGAAAACTTGACTATTCAATACAACTATCAAAATTATTTTATGAAAGATTTATAAACAACCAAGACATAACTTTGTTTTCACCACACGAAGTGCCTGAACTATATGAAGCCTGGGGAACACCAGAGTTTGATGAACTTTACGAGAAGGCAGAAAGAAAATTATCTATTAAGAAAACAAAAGTTAATGCACAAGAATTATTTTTTGATATATTGAAAGAACGTGCTGAAACAGGCCGTATCTATATTATGAATATTGACCATTGTAATACTCACTCATCTTTCAAAGATAGAGTTTATATGTCAAATCTATGTCAGGAAATAACTTTACCAACCACTCCAATACAACACATTGATGGAGAAGGTGAAATTGCTTTATGTATTTTATCTGCCATCAATGTGGGTAAAATAAACAAAAGAGATGAACTAGAACCTTTATGTGATTTAGCAGTAAGAGCATTAGATGAAATTATAGACCATCAAAAATATCCTATCAATGCTGCTGAAATATCTACAAAGGCAAGAAGAAGTTTAGGTATTGGTTATATTGGCCTTGCTCACTATCTTGCTAAAAAAGGTTACAAGTATGAACAGAAACTTGCATGGAGACAAGTTGATAAACTTACAGAAGCATTTCAATATTTTCTATTAAAGGCAAGTAATCAACTTGCAAAAGAAAAAGGACAATGTTCAGCATTTAAACAAACAAAATATGCAGATGGTATACTGCCTATTGACACTTATAAAAAAGACGTAGATGAATTAGTAAAAAGAGATTACACTTACGATTGGGAATGGTTAAGAAGTGAAATAAAAGAACATGGTTTAAGACACTCAACACTTTCAGCTCAAATGCCAAGTGAATCATCATCTGTTGTATCAAACGCAACAAATGGTATTGAGCCACCAAGAGATTATTTGTCAGTTAAAAAATCTAAAAAGGGTCCTTTAAAACAAATCGTACCTGAATATAATAAACTAAAGAACTTTTATACACTACTTTGGGATATGAAAGGGAACGAAGGATATATAAATATCGTTGCAGTAATGCAAAAGTATTTTGACCAGGCAATATCGGGTAACTGGTCTTATAATCCTGAAAATTATACTGATGGTCAAGTGCCTGTATCAGTTATGGCACAAGACTTATTGACGACTTATAAATTAGGTTGGAAGACTTCTTATTATCAAAACACATATGATAGTAAGAAAGATGAAGATGAACCTGCTCATCCAGTTGGGTTCCATGATAATGTACCAGAGGATAAACAAGAAGTAAAAGAGGAAGAGGATCCAGAAAACTGTGATTCTTGTACAATTTAATGAAAACTGTATTTAATAAAGATAAAAAACTAGATAGTACAAAACAACCAATGTTTTTTGGTGCAGATTTGGCTGTACAAAGATATGATACATTTAAGTATCCTGTATTTGATAGATTGGCACAACAACAGTTAGGTTTCTTTTGGCGACCAGAAGAAGTATCTTTACAAAAAGATAGAAACGATTACTCTCAATTATCTGAATCACAAAAGTTTATCTTTACATCTAATTTAAAATATCAAACAATGTTAGATAGTGTACAAGGTAGAGGGCCATGTTTAGCATTTTTACCTTTTGTATCCATACCAGAGTTAGAAGGTGCCATTGTTGCATGGGACTTTATGGAAACAATTCACAGTAGAAGTTATACATACATTATTAAAAATCTATATTCTAATCCATCTGACGTATTTGATACAATTATACAAGATGAGAAAATAGAAAAAAGAGCAAAGTCTGTAACTGAAGGTTATGACAAACTAATTCAATTAGGTTACAAATATAAACTAGATCCTAAATCAGTTGATGAATATGAACTAAAGAAAGCATTATGGTTATCACTAGTTACTGTAAATGTACTAGAAGGTTTAAGATTTTATGTATCATTTGCTTGTTCATTTGCTTTTGGTGAACTTAAACTTATGGAAGGTAGTGCTAAAATATTATCATTGATTGCTAGAGATGAAAGTCAACATTTATTAATGTCACAAAGCATTATTAATAATTATAGAAATAAAGAAAATGATAAAGTGATGAACAAAGTTATTAAAGATACAGAAAAAGAAGTTTATCAAATTTATGATGACGCAGTCCAAGAAGAAAAACGTTGGGCGACTTATTTGTTTCAAAAAGGTTCTATGATAGGCCTTTCTGAAAAATTGTTACATCAATATGTTGAATATATAGCAAATAGAAGAATGAGAACTATAGGATTAAATCAAGTATATGAACAATCATCAAACAATAATCCATTACCATGGACACAACATTGGTTTAATAGTCGTTCAATGCAAAATGCTCCACAAGAAACCGAAATAGAAAGTTATGTTATTGGTGGACTTAAACAAGATGTAAAAAAAGATCAATTTAAAACATTTAAACTATAATGGCAACACTTACTCCACCAAATTTAAATAAAGTTACAATCAGTTGTAAAAATTGTGAAGTATCCTATCACGTTGAATGGGATGAAGAAATAGAACCAACTACTTGTCCTTTTTGTGGTGCAGACACTTCTATAGATGAAGAGGATGCAATTTTTGACAATGAAGAAGACGAAGACGATTGGAATTGATTATAGTTTAACAAGTCCTGCTATATGTGTATGTAGGGGTGAGTTTAAATTTGAAAATTGTAAGATATACTATCTTACAAACGTAAAAAAATATGAAGGTGATTATTGTAATGGACAAATAAATGGCAGACTTCATTTACCCTATACCTCCGAGACACAACGACACGATCAAATTTCCGATTGGGCGATTAATATTGTTGATACTGCTATTGGTAATATTTTTGTAGAAGGATATTCATTTGGTAGTAAAGGCCTTGTGTTTAATCTAGCAGAAAATATGGGTGCCTTAAAACATAAACTGTACAAACTAAACAAAAGATTTGAAAGTATAGTGCCTGGTCAAGTAAAAAAGAATGCTACTGGCAAAGGCAATGCAGACAAGCTTAAAATGTATGAGCAGTTTGTAAAAGATACAGATATTGATTTGATGAAAGAATTTGATCAAACAAAACTAAACAATCCTGTAACAGATATTGTTGATGCTTATTATGTAGGTAAAGCTGGTTATGATCGTTAATGTTGTTTCGTTATTTTGGGGTACAAAATATTCACTTGACTATGTAAATGTCTTATACAATATGGTTAAAAGAAATTTAACTATACCTTTTAACTTTTATTGTATGACAGATGATTTTAATAGAAACTTTGATAAACAGATTACATTATTACCTATACCTAAACCTGTTATGACTGGGTGGTGGAACAAGTTACATCTATTTAATCCTATCTTAGGACTAGAAGGTAATGTATTATTTTTAGATTTAGATATAGTTATATTAAACAACATAAATGAATTTTTTACAATAGGTAAAGATGAAGATTTTTATGTAATGAGAGATTTTGCTGAACCTAATACAATTAATTCAAGTGTATTAAGATTTAATATAGAATACCATAGTCATATATGGGATAGATATTTAGAAGACAAAACTAGGTTTGATACCTATCATAGTGATCAAAGCGTTATTAATTTAACTATGTTGAAAAGTCCTCAGACAAAATTCTTTCCAGATCAATGGACATATTCATATAAATGGCCTATAAGAGGTAACATAAAACAATACGATTCAAATAGATCACAAAATTATACCTTTAAACAGAATGCTAAGATTTCTATATTTCATGGTAATCCAGATCCCCATGTAGCAATGCAACACGAATCAGGTAAATGGATAAAAGATTACTGGAAATAGAACAAAACAAGAACATTTACATCTAAAACCCTAATAAAATCAACACTTTTTAATGCTTGACTTTTAAGTATTTTTAGTGTAGCGTATATGTATATGACAAATAAAGGAGACGCTATGACTAAAGAATTACACAAATCATTTAATATTGTTTATAAACGAGAATATTTTAACTCCGAAGACGCAGACTATTTTTGGACTAGTTATTCAATGTATAAAAACGTACCTATTTCTAAAATTAAATATTATAGAAAACAGTTGTTAAAATTTAAAGATTATATGGACAAGTCTTTTAAAGAAGACGCAACAAACTTTGCTGGTGCTACTGCTATTGAGATAATCTATCCAGACGAATATTATCAAACTTATGAAGATGTATTCGGTCCAGAAACGGCTGCAGGCGACCATAATTTATTTAATGACTTTGGTCAATTATACAAAAGACAAGGCTTTAGAAAAGACTTCGATCCAGATTTAACAAAAAAATATACAACTAAAAGAGAATACATAACACAATTAAATTAAGGAGGACACTATGACAATAGACACAAATATAATATATACAAAAAAAAATATAGGTAAAAACTTATATTCAAAACAAACATACTATACAGTAATGGTAGAACAGCATGTGCTTGCAAAAGATAAAGACGAGGCAGATAAGTTATTTTTAGAAGGTGGTGGTATTAATCACTCTAAAATTACAACTGATATAACCGAAACAAAAGATGGAGTTGAAACAACTGTTGTTGACGCTAATTATTCAGACTCAGGCAAAACAACTTACCTTGGTAAAGTTGCATATGATGAGGATGATGAATATGCTGAAGAAGATGGTAATGTTGTAATTGACACTTATGCAGATGAACATACTTTAACTGAAAAAGAAGAGTCAGACGTTGATGTTGCTATTCAGTTAGAATCAGAAAATCAAAGAGGTAAATAATGTATAATGGTTATTTTGCTATCGCATTAGATAAACAAAGTTGTAATGCAGTTAAAAAAGGTGCTACAATGAGTGTGTTAGTATCAGACCATATTACACTTGCCTTTAAACCAACAGTTAAAGTATTTAATAAGTACAAAAATCTTGTGGGTAAAAAAGTCGGTGCAATGATTAATGGCTACAGAGCAAATAATCACATTGACGCATATTGGGTAAAAGATATGTTTTTATTAGACAGTAATAAAAAATTAAAAAGAAGTGATAAAGGTGCTGCTCACATCACATTATCACATAAAGAGGGTTATAAATCAGGTGACGCTAACACTATGTTTACAAATCCTAAAGTAAAAAATAAAAGACATGGTTACGTAGAAGGCACTATCAAATATTTTAATTACAACAAAGGAGTATAGTATGGAATGGATATTACTAATATTAATAATAATGATGACCGCTGTTGCAGTTGCATATTCGGGTGAAATATATTTGTATTTAAGTTTAGTATTTGGTTCAATTATTACCGATATACAAAATTTTATAAGAAAAATACTAGGTAAATAGACTATTGACAAATTGATTAAAATGTGCAATAATAATAGAATGTCAAAAAAATTGACAAAAAGAGAACAATTTGAATTAGTAAAAAAAGATTATCATAAGTGGTTAGGTACATTAGGTCTTAACATAAATGTCAAAACTGGCCATATTATAAAATCAAAACGTGTATCTAAACCATTAGATATATCAATGTACAAAGTAAGAGATTCTATACCAACAAGTGATAGAATAGTTGGCAATACTTATAGACGATATTATTCTACAAGTTTGCCTGAAGGTAAAACAATATCTATAGCATATAACAAAGGTGGATATCAAGTTGTTGATGCTAAAGATTTTAAATCTATGGGAAGGAAAATATGAGAACTTTAATGTTACTAACAATACTTGCTATTATGTCAACATCAATGGCAAAAGCAGATGAAAAATATGATTATTCTTCATGTGAGAATATGAATTGGTTACAAAAAGAAATATGCGAAGCTAAAATATTTCAAAAAACTAATTGGCAAAATGGTAAAGATCAAACTACCAATACTATAAACAAAATTAAATCATTATTTGCAAATAACAATGCTTCATAAAATTAGTGATTTTTGTAAAAAGATTGACAGCATCAAAACTCAGGCTGATAAGTTATATAATTTAAAGTATAACAATCCTAAAACGCCTGAGAGGGATGCTGAAATCAATCACCTTATTGAAGATATACAATTAATGTGTAAGGTTGTGTCAAATGACACAAGTCCATACGATAAAAAATAACGAATCAATAGAAATAGGTCAGATGTTCTTACTTTGTTCTTCTAAAAATGTTGATTTTATTAACCTTTTTAGTGCTTGACTTTTAAGATATTCTGTGTTAGCATTAGTACATAATGATTATTAACTTAACAAAAGGACACTATGATAGATAAACAAACTATATTTGAAGAATTTAAAATTGCAAAACAAAAAGACTTGCAACAATCAACAAGAAACGAACCGTATGAAGATGTCTTTACAAATAGATTACAACTATTAAATTCACATAAAGTTGCAAAAAAATCTAATCCGAAGATGTATAGAAACTTAGATATTAATTTTGATAATCTAATAAAAGCTTATTCAAGTCAATATCCAGTTGATGTTTTTTACAATGTCGGCTTCGGTAAATCTCTTAAACAATATCAATTTGATAAGATTATTGAAGAAATGACAGAAAAACAAAAAGAAAAAGAAGAACAATTAAGAAAAAAAGAAAAAGAAAAATTAAAAATTGAAGATGTTGAAGAAGTTACTTTTAATTAGTTGTTTGTTGTTGCTCTCTAATTGTGCTAGCAAACAGTCCTATATTGGTGCATCCACTACAGCGGCTGTTGCTGGTACAACATGTTGGCAATACATAAGTGACAATCCTGCTGTTGTGGCTACTTGTGCAGTTGCAGGTTCATTTAAGGGTGCAGATATTATGAATGCTGAAACAGACGATCAATTAATGACAAGAGCATTTGTAGATCATTTAGAAAATGCACCTAATAGTCCAGGGTTTACAACTTGGCAAAATCCTAAAACACAAAGTAATGGTATTATTAAAACAACAGGATTTTATTTAAAAGGTCCTATTAAGTGTACAATGGTTGAAACTACACATGATCAAAATTTAGATAATACAAGATTTTTTGATTCAATATTATATGGTAATCCATATAGAAGAATGGAATGGCATGAGGCTTGTAAGATGCCTGATGGGAGGTGGATGATAAATGAATAAAAAAAGAACTTTATTTTTTATATTTTTATTGTTATTGTTAATACCTATATTGATGAGCATTGCATTTTCAGATGATTCATTTAATAATACTATGGATAAAATTGATAGATTAAATAATAATAAAGACAAAGTATATTATGATAAAATACAACCTCTAAACAATCAATATTGTTTTATAAAGGTAGAAATAAAAGAAGTAAATGATGAAATAGTTAAACAGGAAGTCGTAGAATGTGCAGATGGTAGAAAGGCATATGACGGTCCAAGTTATTGGGAGTTATTTGCTCAGTTTTACTACGGTGATATGAATACACCTGCTTATTGCAGATACTATGAACGACCGAAACATGCTTATCACAAACCTGGTAAAGTATGTTTAGATAAGTATGGAAATTGGGAGGTGAAAAAATGATAAAAGGTCTATTGACACTTGCAATCTTATGGATTATCCTTGCATTTACTTGGGATCCATTTGTTTCTACAGTTGAAAAAACACAGGCTGTTGACAAAACAAAAGAAATAGTATATAATGTGTTTAATAATATGAAGGAGAAGGTTGATGAATAAAATAATAAGATATGCTTTGATAGGTACTACAGCACTTGCTTTAACAGCTTGTTCAAGTACAACATACACTATCAAACAAGAAAAGAATAATCAGGTATTAAAAGTGCCTGCTTGGTACATGAAAGATTATTCTGAAAACAAAGAATGTGGTAAAACACTTTTTGGTAAAAATAAAACTAAACAATGTGTATTTGGTGTTGGTACAAGTACATCACCAGACCTTGAACTTGCAATAGACAAGGCAATGATGATCTCAAAGGCTGAAGTTGCAGATAAAGTTAAAGGTGAAATGAATAAGAAGGCAAAAATATTTGTTACAGAATTGGGTAAATCTCAAAACAAAACAGTTGTAACAGATGTTGAGTCGACTCTAGTTAATGTAATTAAAAATACACAAGTAAGAGGATATGAAGTGTTTGCTCAAGAAGTTACACTTACAAAACAAGGATACTATCGTGCTTGGATTGGTTTAAGACTACCTCTTGGTGAGTTTAATAAGATGTATCATTACACAATAAATGAAGTTGCAGACTCTTATAACTTAAAGAAAGAGGCAGAAAAGGCATATAAAGAAGTAGAGGATCTAACAAGTGACTCATAAAATAGAAATATACTCAAAGCCTAATTGTGTTTATTGCGAGAAGTCTAAACATCTTGTAAAGACATTAGGCCTTGAGTACACAGAAAAAATGTTTGGTAAAGATTTTACAACACCAGATCAGTTATTTGAGGCTGTAGGTAAACAAGTAAGAACTATGCCACAAATATTAATTGATGATAAACACGTTGGCGGATATAATGAATTGGTTGAGTATTTTGCTGACAAAGGTCTATGTAACTTTAAAGGTGAAGTAACAAAAAATGTTAATGACAAATAAAAACGAAAATAACGTTATATTGTTTCCTAAGGTACCAAAGGTAAGACCTAATCAAAAGGCACAAGAGTTAGATGCTAAAAGACAGGAAATGATAAGACTACAACATAATAAAGTTTATGTACAGGCATTGAATGATGATATTACTGAAGATATTTTAATGAAGTTAAAAGACGAAAACTTTAATTTAACAGACCCAACATTTTTGAAAGATTATAAACTTTTTACCGAATCAATTAGGTCGTTGTTGCTAAGACAAGTAAAGATGAAACATCCTTTACATGAAAGAGTTGATAATGCTGTAACAACAAAGGGTGAAGGTAAAGATGTATATGCCATTACAATTGATTATAAAAAGTTTTAAAGAATTCCATAAAGCACTTTGGAATACTATGAATGCTACAACGTGCCTAGTATTCAATAGTTTAAATGAGGCACATTATATAATAAGGAGTGAATAAATGTTTAAATCATTATTCTCAAACGATTCAATGAAAATCGTATCAAAATCAAAAAAAACATCTACAAGAGGTAGAAAAACTTTGTCAAAAAGACAAAAAGTTTTAAACCTTTTATCAAAAGGTGCACCAGTATCTTGGAAATCTTTAAGAACTAAATTCGATTTAGGTTCACCAAGAGCTTTAATTGATACATTAAGATCAGAAGGAAATATGATCTATGTTAATCAAACTGCTAAAGGTACTTCTTACAGAATGGGTCAACCAACAAAAGCGATTATCGCTGCTGGTATCCAAAAGTTATACGGCACTCCGTATGCTTACAAAAATGCGTAATCTCTCTCTTTAAAAACGCATAAATAAATGTAGAGGCGGCCTTGTGCCGCCCTTACATAACAAAATGAGGAGGGCAATATGCCAACAAACACATCTAATATGAATATGCAATATAGTGGATCATCTGCTCCATTGCTACACGAAATTCTAACTAAAGTAAATAACGCAAAAGACAAACCTAAAAAAATTGAGGTTTTAAAACAAAACGATTCACTTTCATTAAGACAAGTATTAAAAGGTGCATTTGATCCAAAAATTGAATGGGATTTACCACCTGGTAACCCACCATATACGGTCAATGAAGCTCCAGCAGGAACTGAGCATACGACTCTATACACAGAAGCTAAAAAATTATGGCATTTTGTAAAGGGTGCAGATGAACAACTTTCAAAAACAAAAAAAGAAATGATGTTTATTCAAATGCTAGAAGGTTTACACAAAGATGATGCTGAACTGATGGTCGCAGTAAAAGAGAAAGAACTTAATAAAAGATATAAAGGTCTAACGGATGCAGTGGTAAAAGAAGCATTTGGTTGGAATGACGATTACAAAACGTCCTAAAACATAAATATTATAGAGTGATTCTATAAAATTCAACTATAGGGTGTAGAACAAAAGTAGAACATTTACTTGATAAATTGTCACACCCTATTTCCCTTTGATTTACAGTATAAAAAACGGTTTATATTATCCGATTTTGCTTGAAACTCATACTATTTTCTGATATAGTAGCAGTATGAAAACAACAAAAAAGGAGAATACATTATGTCAAAAGTAAAACAATATTATACTGATGAAGTTGAAAAAACAGTTGATAAGATTATCTTAAATTTTAAGAATAATCTAATTAATTTAGAAACTGCTGTTGCTGAAATTATGAAAGTCGATAACCTTGATTTAATAGGTATTGATGAACACAATGTAGAAGAATGTATCCAAGATACATTTTACGATAAGGTTACTTCATAATGAGAAAACCTTTATTTACATTATTTCTTGCTTTCGTTTATATATGGTCTTGGTCAATATTTAATGTTGTTAAGGCCGACACCTATAATAAAGCAGTTATAGGACATGTTATATCTGAAACTATAAAAGGTACAGATATTGATACAAAATATATTATGGAAAATGAGTTAGAAAAACTTGCTCATAAGTTTATGGTTGATTCAATATCAATACTACAGGCTTACTTACCTCAAATATTAGAGGGTGTTGCCGCTGATTTAAGACTACAAGTAGATAAAAAATACAAAGAGGAATTATTAAATGGCGAAAACAGTAACTAGAAAATCAAAAGCTCTGAAACTTAAAAGAAAGTTGAAAAAAGAATTTTCTGTAAAAAGAAAATATACAACTACTTACAAAGACATAAAGAAGTATTTTAAAGAATTAAATAATGCTATTTTTGATAACAAGTTATCTCCATTTGGCCAAATTCAAATAAAAGATTTAAAAAGAGAGAAGTGTGTGGGACAAGTTATTACATTTGAGTGGAAAAGAAAAGGTACACGAATGTATAAACTAGAAATGTTACCTGCCTATCCTGAAAAGAGAGATTTTATGGACACGTTAGTACATGAAATGGTACACTTGTACCAAATGCAAAACCTAGGTGATACTGGAAACCATAATGAAGTGTTCTGGTCTTTTTCACCAAAAGTAAACTATATTGGTTTACAACTATAGAAAGAAGAAAGTTATATTATGAGTAAAAGTGAAAAAAACCATGTTGACGATTGGTTAAAACAACAAATTAGAAAAGGCATAAACATAATTGATTATGTTTTACAAAACAATGTAAGTGAGTGGGAACTATATTATACAGGACATTTACACAAAGACATCCTAAATAACTTTCCAGGCAGAACAAGTAAAAAGATATTTAAAGGTTATAGAGAACTTTTAGATAATAGTAACCTTGTGTTTATTCAAAAGAAGTTTGAAGACCACGGCTATGAATATTACGTAAAGAAAGGTATATAATGAAACTATTGAAAAAACATAAAGAAATTTTACAAATGGTTGTAAAAGGCAAAGGTGAATTTAAGACACCTACTGTGCCAAAAGACCATTCCGAAGCAATACTTGACGATCTTGTTAAATTATACTTACAAGACCTTATTGTGTTTAATAGAGAATATGATGTGCCATCTTTTGGTCCTAGTAGCGAACATAAAGTAAGATATAAATGGTATGTTGTTACTATGAATAAAAAGAAAACTTTAAAAGATTTGAAAAAGGTAATTAAAGATGGTAAAATTTAAAGTTTTTATTAAAACAATGATGTTTGTTGTAGTAGTTACAGCAATGTCATTTGTATGGTATGGATATACACTTGATGGTAAACAAAGAGCAGAAGCTGCTGTACCATCATTGCCCGACTTTGAACACAATAGTAATCAGTTGTTTATAGATAATGTTAAAATGTGTGTCGAGTATATTCATTTTTACAATGATATTAATAGAGTCAATTTAGAACTATTAATAGCACAGGCAGCTCTAGAGTCTGGTTGGGGAACAAGTAGATTTGCCAGAGAGGGTAAAAACCTATTTGGTATTCGTACATATGATTTAAGAGAGCCTCATATGTTACCTTGGAAAGATAAACCAAAAAAATGGGGCGTTAAAGTATTTGAACATGAGTGTGATAGTGTTTTACATTATACTAAAACCTTAAACAATCACCATGCCTATCAAGGTTATAGACAAATGAGAGAAGAAGGTATTGATAATCCATACATGTTGATAGAAACACTGGATGCATATGCAAGTGATAAAAATTACTTTGCTAAAATAAAAAGTATTCTCACAAAAATAAGAGAGGACTATAAATGAAAATAATATTAAAATCTATGTTAATATTATTGTTAACAATTAATATCTTAAAGGCAGATATATTTTTTAAATATGATCATGCTTTAAATACAACAAATTACATAGTTGAAAAACAAGGTGGCGCCAATTTACCCATGTTTGGAAATATATATGGACCTATTGAGATAGACGAAGAAACTGTTGTTATAATGCTAAAGGGTAAATTTAATGTTTTAACTGAAATAAAT